CAGTCAGAGGATAGTTTGAAGACGGTGCCGCGCCATGTATCGTGGTCTGACTGACGTGCCCCGCCGCCAGAGACACTGTCCCGTCCAGATCCGCCCCATGCGCGGTCGTCTGGCTAACGTGCCCGGCGGTCAGGGATACGGTCGCCGTCAGCGCGGCCCCGTGTACGGCCGTCTGACTGACATGCCCGGCGGTCAGAGTCTGCGCAGGTATCGGAGCCACCAACGAGAAGTGCCTAGGCAGATAAAGAAGCGGAACAGCATGCTCGGTCACCGACGCATTCGCATCGGTGATCGTGGTGCCGTCGCGCATGATCTCAGGAACGGTGTAGTCCCTGATCATCGAGTTGTAGTGCTTCAGCCTGTCAGGAAAATGTGTAGGCTCAAAGCCTTTGTGCAACGATGTTATCTCGTCATCCGACAGGCCGCGATTCCAAACGGCTAGCCGATAGCAGTGCCCGACCAGCGCGTTATCGCCTGTCCGTGAAGCACCGAATACTTGCTCCTCGCAGGATGGATTGTTGTTAGCTGCCGTGTACGCGCCCACGCTATGCTGATGGGCCGACCAAGCGTCAGGCGCGACGCCTAGGTCGCCGAAGTAGTAGCCGTATGGTAATGAGGCATCTCCTATGTCCCAGGCTGTCGTGTCCGCGCCAATACGCACGGTCATGGCGCAGATGTCATTATCCTGCGGCCCGTTTATGTAATTAGAACTACTGGAGTAGCGCCACTCTAACGATGTGTAGTGCCCCCAGCTAGTCAGGCCGCTACCGTCGTAGATAGTTATCAGCAGGCGATTCGCCCAGTTCGAGGTAGCCGCTACATTGTTCGACTGCTCCTGAATCCGGATGTGTCCGGTCGCTATAGATCCGCTGTATGTCCTATCTAAGAAGGTGACGTAGTATGGCGCACCAGTGCCATCTACAGAGGTGCGCTTGTAGACAACGTGGAAGGTTAGCGGATCGGTACTCTCGGAGGCAGGCAGCGCAATGGCTTCGCTGAACCGCTGCCCGTGTCCACTGAAGTCACTCCCGCCGAGACTACTCCTAGCCATTAGCTTCTAGCTCCGCGACCCAGGCGGTCAGATAGACAATTCGCGCTGCGTTGGAGACACTATCGCGGAAGTTGTGCCAATCGGCAGGGTCGGATACGTCGCGGACGAAGTTGTTGGCGTGGTCTAGGAAGCGGTCGTAGGTGACTTCCGCGCCTTGCGCAATCCACTCGTGGATGAAGGGGATAAGCCAGGATAGAAGCTCTGTGCGATCAGGCATCGCTCATACCGCCTACGGCTCATAGACAGAAACGCCTGAAAGAGAGGCATCGCCAACGAGGGTATCCGCACCTGAGCTGGTCAGCCGCTTCAAATAGATCCGGTACTCCTCCCCGGCCAGCAGACCGTCAATCTGACCGTTCGTAAATGCTATCGAACTCACTACCCGAATGTTGGCCGTCCCGCTCACCGTGGTTGTGGCCGTCTGCGCGTTGCCCGTGTCAAAGCTGTCTGCGGACGTGTCGGTGTTCAGCCGCTCGAACGCCGCCTCCCAGACCACCGCACCCGAGGTCGGCACGGCGGAGAAGATCACCTTGATCGTGAGTCCGCCGCCGCCGTAAGTATCCGTGAGGTACCCACTGAAGTAGCACAGCTCCGTCGCCGTGCCTGATCCGTCGTCGAAGTCGAGGACACGCCTCCGGTTGATTAAGTCAGGCGTTGGAAAGGCAGAGGCCGGGAAGTCTGCACTTGCGGCGGGGAAGTAGCTCATGCCTAAATCGTAAAGAGTCCGGACCCGTGGACGGTAATGGTGATGTCGCCTCCGTTGGTGGGGATGCTGAACGAGGCAGCGCTGCCATCGACATCCTGGTGCATGATGAGCTTCGCCGCAGTGTCGGACGCGTTGTTCTCGTAGAGCACCCACTGCGTGACCGTCGAGCCCGATGCGACCGCAGCGATGGTGACGTTGCCCGCAGTCACATTCCCGTTAGATACAACGACGCTCGTGAGCTGCGGGCTGAATCCAGAAGCGGCAGGCGGCGTCGCGTTGAACGCCCCTATGTAGCCCCCCGAGCAGTCATCAAGGAAATTGTGCGCCGCGCTGTAGGTGTACCCGCTAGTCAGCAGGGCGATCCGAAGGTCGGCGGTAGAGAAGTTGATCGCCGCTTTCGAGATGAACTCGGCACCTTCTGGGTAGAGCTTATTGGCCATGATCGAAGATTGCCACGAGGGACAGGCTAAAGCAAGAACCCTGCACGGACCTAGCCTGCCACGAAGCGTGTTCCTTTATAGTAGCGCCGCATCTGCGGTATCTCGCGCTTCAGCGCGCGTAAATAGTGCAAAATTCTTGCGCCGAAACCCGAGTTCGTGGCGCTCGCGGTCGACGAGATCATCTGCGAAAGGCCATCCATTCCGATGGACTCGGTGGCAATACCGGCCCCGATGATGAGGTCACCGGCGACGTGCAGCGGACCGATGGCTGCCATCATCCCGACCATGTGCTTGATGTCGTCGGGCACGGCCGTGAAGCCGGCCGAGTACTGAACGTGGAAGACATCTGGAATGAAGTCCACGTTCCGATAAAGCAGCGGCAGCCAGGCACCGCCCTGGCCGAGGACCAGCTGCGAGGCCGCTCCCTGTCCGGGGATGATCATGATCTGCCCGGAGTCCTTATCGACGTGCATCCATGTGGGGTCTACGTCGATCACCTTTTGGCCGACAGGCAGGATGAGCTGGATGCTGTCCACCGACAGCACGGGGTAGTGCTTCAGCTGGAGCCACATGTACTTGTAATAATCCTGCCGGATGAAGTCGTGGCGCTCTGGGTTGGTGGCGTCGAAGGCCACCGGGCGGACGGGGAGGTCCAGCTGGTGTTCGATGAAGCTCACGGCCGAGCGGATGTAGTGCTGGAACATCGTGGAGGGGAACTCATTCCCCTCGTCATCTGACATATCAACGCCGAACAGATAATGCTGCTTCAGCTCCTCGACGCTCAAGATGCTCAGCGCCGGGTCACTGCTGCCCTGGTGCGTCGAGCACTTCGGCGAGTTGTTCCCAGAGACCGTGCTGTAGTAGTCGTGTTGATAGAAGTAGGTGGAATCGCCGGCCGGATCTGTAAACGAGTAGACTAACTGACTACTCAGCAGAGGGATCCTAGTGTTGGCGTCGGTGATCTCAGTGTACTCACCGGCCCGGCCGGTGGTACACCGATAGATCCTTATGACATCATAGAGGTCGAGGACCGCCGCTAGGTCCTCGACGACGACATCAATCGTAGTAATACATGCCACGGCTGCCCCACCTTACCACGCGAGACGGGTTCCGTGCAGGACTACACGCCTCGACGCACGAATCCGCCGTCCTCGCGGCTCATCTCCCACGTTACATCAGGATCGTTGTCCGGGACCTTATATTTCTCGGCCATCGTATCTAGCGTGTTCCGGAACTCCGTACCCGAAGACTGGACGCTGGCGACGGCCTGAAACATGGCCAGGACCGAGTCCGCCAGCACCATCTTGGCCTGTTGCGCCTGCACGAATTTCTCCTCGACGAGGCTCACGTCTTCTGGAACTACGTCAATCTTCCCATTTTCTGTCATCCCTATTCTCCTTTGTGCTTCTTCCGGAACCGCTTAGCCCAGCGGGCTACTTCCTCCGCGGTCGCCGGCTCGCCCTTCTTAGCACGTCGATCCCCCCGCCCTCTACCCTTCTCGCGTCGTTTCTGCGATTCGGTGTCCTGGACAGAAGAAGACGACTCGTCCTCTGCGTCGGGGGCCGACTTGTCGCTGGACCCACCTAGCTGGCAGCCGTCCGGCCCGCTCTCCGCGCAGAGATAGGACCTCGTAAGTCTGGCAGCGAGGCTCATCGCAATAATAGATGACTTTTCCAAGAGAGGTGAATATCGACCGGGCCACCAGGCCAGCCCGCCTATCTGTTCGGGGGGCGAGGCACCGGGGCCACCCTGTTCTGCCTGAGCAGTCGCCGGAGGTTCTCGTCGATGACGTGCTGAGATTTTTGCAGCTCGCGCTGCGACTCGCGCATGCCCCGGACCTCGGTCTCCACGGACTTGACGTCCCCCTGCACGGCCGTGATGTCTCGCACCAGCTCGGTGTGCTGCGACGCCACCTTCTCATTGACGGAGGCCAGCTCTGTCTTCGTCGCATAGATGTATGTCGACATGAACGTACCCGCAGCCAGGACCGCCCCCACTACTGTGGCGATGGTCCCAGCTCGCATACGTTCTATCGCCATGACTAGCCTCGGCGCTGGAACACGACTATTTCGAGCTGCACACCTGTCTGCGCAACCGACGCGCGCAGCCAGACCTTGTTAAGCTCGACCGGCGCATCCCACTCGACCGTAGACGAGGCCGTATACGGCGTGACCGCATTCGGCCCAGCGATGCTCAGGTCGACGTAGTTCTCGGTACCGGGCGTGCCCGGCAGCCCGACGTCCGCGTCGAACGCCGCCTGCGTGAAGTACATACGACACGAGACGGCGCTAGACCGCACCATCATATGCTTGGCCCAAAACGGGAACTCTAACACCCGTGTATTGTCGCCACTGCCGTCGACCGCCGTAGTCGGATGAAACGGGTGTGGTGCCCCGCCGCGTACTTCCATTGGCATGGTTGCCTACCCCTACGCCTTCTGGTTCTTGAGACGGCCAATCACAATCCAACCCAACGAATCGCCATCAGTGCCCTGACTGCCATAGTTGAACTGCGTCACCGTCTTCGCCGCGTGCGAGATGGCACGGGTCAATGGACTGGTAGCATTAGACAGGAGAACGATGTAGTTGGCATCAGCCATTTCGCTCTCAAGCTGAATCGTGCCGCCCGCACCGAGCGCAGAAATAACGCCCGCCTGGATGCTCATGCCGCTGGCATTCGCGCCCAGCAGATAGTCCATGCCTTCCGCACCCAAAACTGGGACGTAGTCCGAAATTTTCTTCGCCATGATTATTCCTCACCCTCGCCGCTAAGCGCGCGGCCCATACGCTTCAGGACACCCGTCTTCTTCGGGGCACTCTTCGCGCTCTCAGATTTCTTTGATTTTGCCTTTGGCTTCGCGGGAGCCGGAGCCGGAGCGCCGTAGACCTCGAAGAAGGCCGGCATGCCCAGCATTACCGCCGCCAACTCCTTGGACACGTCACGGAATATGCCGTCGTCCGGAACCTGCACCGTCTCGTCGCCGACGGTCATCGGCCGTCCACGATACGCTCGATCCTTACATCGGATATCCATAACGCCTCCTGTCGCGGTGGCGGCGGGAGCTGTCCCCCGCCGCCTCCTAGTCAATCACGCTACGTTGCGCGTCCGATATTCTTGAACATCACGTTATGGCGCGGGGTGTAGAGTACCGGCACTCCATAAAGTAACTGCATCCAGCGGATGCTAGAATCGATCGTCGCCAGTGGGATCTTAACCATCGGTGCCAGCTGCTTGAAGCTCATGTTCGACAGATCCTGTTGGAACATGAACGCCTTCGTCGTAGCCGGCAGATTCAGGTTGTCGTCCGTGAACAGCGTGGTGCTCGCGTGCGCCGGAGCGGCGACCTTGAGCTTCTGAATGAACCGATGGTCGGACTGACCTGGATCCTTGCGATGGATGCTGTAGTAAGCCGCAGCGGTCGCCGTGCCTGTGCCCGCGTCGGTGATGGTGAATCGTACCGATTCGCCAGCACCAACCGCGCCCTGGCCCGTCAAAGCGCTCGACGTATCCACGGCCAGAGCCGCGGAGGCGATGCTTCGACCACTCGCGCTGTGCGCAGTGACCACGTAGCTGTAAGCGCCCTGGTCAGCCACAACCCACAGCGAGGCTGCGGAGGTGACGCTGATCAGCGTGCCGAGCGTGGGAGCGATCGGAATCGTCGAGAGGCCACTGCCGGCCGCCGCTGCTTCTTTCACACCACCGTCGTCGATGAACACGTTGGGCTCGAAGCGAATGTCGCCAGCTGGGCTGGTGAATCCGCGCATGTCGAGACCGACGAGGCCGTCGGAGTCTTTCCCGAAGACATCGTAACGAGCCTTGGGGAAGAAGCTCTTGGTCAGATCCGCTTTCGCGGTCGGATTCAAGTGCAGGTGCGTGGGCTGACCAAAGGCCGGGGCGTCCATCACAGTGAGCGCGCCGTCCACCAGGTTGTCCTCGGTGAGCGGCAATCCGCGCAGGTCGATGACGTGGTTGGCGGGAGCGCCGTCCGTGATCAACTTGTCGAAGCCGTCAAACTCCAACGCGTCGATGGCCGAATCGCCCGTGAAGAGCGACCGCTCCAGCTGCCGCAACAGGTACATGGTACCGTTGACGGTCTCTTGAGCGATCATGTTGCCGTGGGCCGGCTTCACGAGGCTCATGACGTGGCTCACTTTTCGCGTTGTCCCAAGAAATTTCACTTGGGCGTATTTGCGCTCGTAGGTCGCGTCCGTTTCGCTGGGGAGGGTTCCCTCAGACAGGAATGCGCCCATGCCCGCTTGGCCATATTCTTGGACCTGATTGTATTCTTCGACCGTGTTCATGGCTGCGACCTTCGGAATGCCCTTCCAAAGTCGTACGTGCTCCATGCGGAAAGTCGTGTTCTTGAGCGTCTGCTCAAGAGACTCCACGCGCATCGCGAAGCCGTCACCAGCAGTCGCAGAGCCCGGCGCGTTTTGCGCGCTGCCCGCGGTGAGCGCCTTGTTCAGATTGTTGACATCTTCGATGGACGCAGCCCCGAAACCTTCTCCGGAATAGTCGCGCCAGCTAACTGTGCTATTACCTTGCATTGTTTAACTCCCTTTGACGTGTCGCGCGACTACGCCGTTCCATTCATCTTGCCACGACGGAATGCCGCAACTTCGTGCATCAGCTCGTCGCCGAGCTTGCCACCCTGCTCGTAGAGCGAGGCCGCATTGGTGATGTCCACGCCGCACTGAGCAGCGCCGTCTCGACCTTCCTGCATGCTCTTTTGGAGCATGTCGTGAAGCAGCGAGTGGACCTCGGACTTGGAAATCTGGTCCTCGGCCGCCGGAGCGCCTCCGATGCTCTTTTGGATGCCTTGCACCCCAGAGAGCTGACTGCGCGGAGCCCGGATGGGTCGCTGAGTCAGAGAGGCGACGTCCTCGTGGACCGCCTTCACGAGCAGCTGGGTCTGTTGAGCCAGCTTGCCCATGTCGAGCAGGCCCTTCGCCAGAACGAGATTGGTCTCGTGCTGGTGGGTCTCACTCTTCTCGACTCGGTCACCGACCGCGGTCAGCGCCTTCACGAGGCCGCTATGTAGCTCGCTCACGTAGTCGCTGATGTCGATTGCTTTTTGGATGTCCTCACTGTCGTCCGTGAGGGACTTAGCGACCTCGGTGCCGAAGCTGTCCGCCGCCGCGCCGCCGCTCATGAGACTGAACAGCTCGTCGCGCTCCTCGGTGGGCAGGTCACCCTGCTGCGCCTTCTCCAGGAGAGCTTGCTTGCGCGCATCCGGAGTCTCGCTCTTGGCCAGGGCCTCGATCTTCTCCAGGCTCTTCACCAGGTCGTCCTCGGACAGGTCCGACTTCTTCTGGTCTTCCTGCTCGGGAGCCTTCTCCTTCTTCGCTTCCACGACCGCGGGGGCCGCTTCCACTTTGATGTTCTCTGCTTTCTCGATCTCAGCGCCACTATCAGCAGTTTCCACAGCAGCGATCTTGCTTTCCTCAGACATAATTTCTCCCTTAGAGAAGCCCTCGTTTTTTAAGGGCGGTAGCGCTGTCGGCCAGCCGACCCGCCGTGGTGTAGCTGATCCCCGGCACGTTCTTTACGAACCATGCCATCACCTCAGCCTTGGTGAGTTTTGCGTCTTTCTTCTTCTTCTTTTTCTTCGCGCCGTATGTCGTGACCTTCTTGTCCGACTCCAGCGACTCGGGCATGAGCGCCGCGCCCGATGTGCTCGTGAGCATCTTCTCAGGATCTCGGCCTTGCGCCTCGACCCACTCTTCTGACCCGTCGATCGCCTGGACGTGGTCGCCGCGAAGGCTCTTCGCGAGTTGGCAGAGACCGGTGTCCGTATTCACGGGACAGTGCGTAATGGCGACGTGGTGCACGTCTGCCTTGGCGACGGTGCGATGGTCCGTGGCGCTGCGGCGGACGACCTTGCCCTCAATGGAGTAGCCGAGTCGGCGTACGCCTTCAGTCTTTTCGAGCGCGCGGCCCAGATTCCACAGCTTGTCGGCCTCGCCGCAGCCTTCGAGCATGACACCCTCGGCCCAGTGGGCGTCCGTCGGTGCCGTGCGGCCGTCCGGGAGCACCGCGCCCTTGCGGACGAGCTTGACGCTGGTGGGGTATCCCACTACGCCCGACGACTTTTTAGAGTGGTTGTCGTTGAAATAGCCGTGGTCCACGAATTTCGAGAAGTCGAGGCCACGCTGCAAGACGATCTCGTCCTGCCGGTCTCGGCTCTCTGTAGATACCAGTCCGCCAATGCGGCGGCGCTGCCCCTCGGGCGCGTCCGCTTTCTCGAAGAATCGCAGCGGAACATGAAATCTAAATCCTGACATCCACTTCCTCTCCGCCCCAAAAACAAAAAGGGGCACACGAGCCGACCAAAGCTCATGTGCCCCACTGGATCCATTCGTCGCCGAAGCGACGGAGTGACCTCCGACTGGGCCGAACCTATTTAACCTTTACCGGGTTTTCGGAAGCTACGTCAAGAGCGCTGTCATGAGCGTGGCTTCGTTCGGATCACCAAACGCTCCGGAGCGGACGTCGATTTAACCAGGTCGAGCGGCAACTCGACCGACGTTTTGCAGAAGTAGCAGCGCAGTGAGCAGCTACCTTCTGCGAACGTCACCGCGCCGTGCGTGCGCAGTCGGATCTTGTCCTCACTCTTTTGGAGGACCTTGTTTTGACAGTTGGGACAGCGAATACTGTTCATGGTGATGCTCGGTTCCTAAGACCCCAGAATTTCCAGCCGGCTCCGCTCGGCACCTTGTTGACTCCGTGCTCTTCGCGGTAAGTGCCAGCGTCTTGATAGCCCTTCTGCACGCACCAAACATAATCGCAGGCGGCGCTCAAGCTGCCGAACTCATTGAACTCCTCGTCAGTCGGAGTGCGGACGGCGAATCGGTTTCTGGAAAGCGCCTTCAGCGCGACCTCGCCGAGCCCACGCTTCTTTACAGTATGGGTCTCACCCTCCGGTAGTGGTCCAGATGGAGGCGCTGGATCGGCCGGAGGCGGGGTGGATGTCATGACCTTTCTGGAATCAGGTCGCAGGACGAGTCGCTCGCCTTCGGCCTTCTTGACGGCTCGCGCTGGGACCTCGTTCGGGTGCGTGCTCGCCACTCGGCGCTCCGCGAATCCCTGAAAGACCTCTTTGAAGTTCGGCGCATCCGCCCTGACAGCTTCGCTGGCCTCGTCCCTAAATTCTGGGGGCTTCGTCTCATATTTTCGTTCGATGGGGCCTTTGCGGGCGGCTAAGATCCCTTTCTTTCTCGCCTTGAGCGATGTCCGCTTCAGCTCGTCTTCCTCTTCAGTGGATCGGAGCTTCTTCGTCTTCTTCTTATTTTCGCCAGGATCGGTATGCGGCATCGGCAGCTCGGGCGCACCAATCTTGATGTTGTATCCCGACGCACCTTGATGGACGGCCCGGTTGCCCATCTGCGAGTTGGCTGCCCCAATCGGAGACACCAGCTGGCTCTTCTCTAGAGTGTCGGCCCGGATGGTGAGCTTCGGCCTCCTGGGAGCCGAGGGACGCGGAATCGCCGGGCAGGTCTTCTGCTTCGAGGACTTTATCATCTCGCGCTCCAGCTCGATGGCCCGCTCCAATGTCTCTGAGGAATCATATTGAATGCCTCCCTTGCCTTCAGGCACTAACTCTCCCTCGTCGTTGAACCCGTATCCTGCGGGGACGTGGTGCAGCACGCACCGGCAGTACGGATGTACCGGACCCAGCGTCGCCTGCCAGGCCTCCCGCCGTCGGCCGGAGTTATCGCCGTGCGCTTCGAGGGTGTGTAGCGGGAAGATTCGAGGGTGGCCGTCGGGGCCGATGTACAGCTCGATGCACCGGTCGCAGGCACCGGGCTGCGGCTGCTTGTAGACCGCCGACTCCGGGCCGTACTCCGCGGCGATGGCGTGTGCTCGGCCGTGTCGCTTCGCGCCATACACCGCCGTCGTGATGAGCCGCTTGAAGTCGGCCCCCCACTTCGTGGCCATGTCGCCCAGCACCTCGGAGATGGGCTTTCTAAGTATGCGGCCCGCCGCCACGGCGGCGATGGCCCCAAGGACGGCGGCGGCGATTCGGTGCCCGACGCCTCGGACGCGCTGCGCGGCCTCGTGCTTGGCTGCCGTCGCGGCCGTCATCTCTTTAGCGGTGTCAGGCGTCGCGGTAGCGTCCTCGCCGCCCCGACCGAACAGGAACGCCAGCGGGACGAGCGCCAGGCCCGTGCGGTCCTCGTCGTCCTCCTCTGGAGGCGCGAGGGCCATGGCCTGCTGCTCCTCATCGGTCAGCATGTCCGAACCGGCCACGCCCGAGATGACAGGAGCCATGTGCCGGCCCACCGTCTCCCGAACCGCGTGCAGCCGTGCGTTGTCTGACTCCACGCCGCCGATGCCATATCCGCCGTCGGCCTTGGCCACATGCTCCTGGAGCAGCGGCTCTAAGTCTCGCAGGATGTTCTCGATGGCCCGATTGAATAGGCGACGGGACCTCGCGAGGATCGGACCCACGTCCGGGTCGCGCTCGGCGTACTGGAGTCTCTCCTCCTCGTGCGCCTTCTCGATGATCTGCTCCACGTCCGCTAGGATCTGCGGCGCGTAGGGGCTGGCATATCGCGCCACCGCACGCAGCAAGTCGTGCGAGCGCTCTCGCAGCTCATCCGGCTCTGCATCAATGCGTACTCTCACGGTGGGTCCTAGCTGATCGGGTCACCGTATATAACGTATCGTCCGGTCAGGACGGTAGACGTGCTCGGATTCGATATCTGAATCCCGGCCGCGGTGATGTCCTGCTCCGCGAAGTAGCGCGCCTTGCGGCCCGTGGTCGTATCCGCCAACTTCACGTAAATCGGCCACCCCAGGGCTGTACCGGCGGCGGGTGTCCGCGGAGTCCAAACGCCAATGGC